CCGAGGTTGGCAGCGTGAATCCATTCGATAACCCGGATGTGGTCAGCATGGTTTACGACTACAACAAAACCAACGGTTGGGGCGAGCGTACTAAGCCGGTCTACGTGCCTATCCTCGGCGGCCCCTGGTGGGTTGATATGGGGATGTTGGTCAGTGTGGACGCGCAGTTACCTAAGTCTGTCAAAGTGACAGGTTTCCCTGGGCTGAATGTGCGCTCATCGCCTACGACCGCTGCGCCGGTTGTCAGGTCCGTCGCTACCGGTCAGTCGGTGACCATTTTTGAGGTCATCATTGGCCGCGGTGGTTTGTGGGGCCGGGTGGATGGCGGTTATCTCTCGCTCAGAAATAATGGCAGTAACTGGACGAGCTGGAAGATATGAAAATAGAAGATAGCGGATTGAGACCGGACTCACAGAACGCGAATGAAGGCACGCAGCGAGGGCGTGGACTGCTTGAAAAGAGCCTGCGCAAACTCGGCGCTGGTCGTTCCATTCTCGCCGACAAGAACGGCAATATCATTGCGGGAAATAAAACGATTGAGGGCGCGGCTGAGATTGGACTGCCTGTGCGCATTGTGGAAACTGACGGTAAAGAATTGGTCGTCGTCAAGCGCATGGATCTTGATTTGTACAGCGAGACTGACAAGCGCGGTAGGACTTTGGCTTATGCAGATAATAAGGTTGCTGAACTTGATCTGTGGTGGAAGCCAGAGCAGATCGTTTCTGACTTCGAGCCGCTGGAATTGGGCGAGTGGGGATTTGAAGATTTGTCACCAGCTGGTGGCGCTGATGCGGAACCACAGATTGACCGGGCCGCTGAGTTGAACGAGAAGTGGCAGGTAAAGACCGGCGACCTGTGGCAGATTGGTGAACATCGATTGCTATGCGGTGATAGCACCAAGCGAGAAGATGTAGATAGGGTAATGGGTGGGGAGAAGGCGGAACTCGCGCCAGTTGACCCGCCTTATAATGTCGGCTTTGCTTATGACGGCGAAACGGTTGATGATGTAAAAACCGCTGAAAAATACGAAGAATTTAGCCGCGCATGGTTTGATCTTTGTCGATCTGTGAGCGGAAAACAGATTGTAACGCCAGGTTGTTACCACCTGGCGTTATGGTTGCGATGGTTTGAACCTTATCATTGGGCCCCGTGGACAAAATCCAATAGTATGACACATGGAAAGGTAGCGCGGTTTTTGTGCTGGGAACCGGTTTTATTTTTTGGCGATAAATGGAAAAAAAAGCGAGCAAACGATTTATTTGATTTTCCAATATCAAACCAGCAAGGTGTGGCTAATCACCCATGCCCAAAACCTTTGTCTATGTGGATCGACCTTATCGAAAATTATAGCGAAGAAGGTGAAATTATTTTTGAAAGTTTTTCGGGCTCCGGCACGACCATCATTGCCTGCGAGAATTTACAGCGTAAATGTCGCGCAATCGATATCAGTCCAAAATACTGTGCTGTCATCCTTGAGCGCATGGCGACAGCGTTCCCGGAACTGAACATTGAGCGTATTGAAGAAATACAACAATAAACAACAATGAGCAATCCAAACCCTACGCCACGTTTTGTCAAAGGTGACAAGCGCATCAACCGCAAAGGTCGCCCCAAGAGTTTCGACCAGCTTCGGAAGCTTGCGCTGCAACTCGCCCACGAGGCCATTGAGACAAAACAGGGCGATATGACGGCGGTCGAGCTCATCCTGCGCCAGATGATGCAGGATAAAAAACAGCGTGAAACATTCCTACAATATGCATATGGAAAAGTGCCCGACGAACTGAATGTTAAGCAATCCGGGAAGATCACAGTAAAGCTTGTGTGGCCTGAAGATGAAACTGATAAATGAAATTACCCTGCCCCCATTACATCCTTCGCAGAAAGCCATCGCGCAGGATACTACCCGGTTCCGTGTCATCAGCGCGGGCAGGCGTTACGGGAAAACCCGTATGTGTGCGGCGATGGCGATCAAATCAGTCCTGGAGGGCGGTCATGTTATGTGGGTTGGACCGTCTTACCAAATCGCGGAAGTCGGCTGGCGCGCGGTGGAGTGGCTCGGCAGGCAGCTGCCCGGCGCGAAGATCACAGACCGGCGGCTTTCCATCAACAACGGATGGATATTTGTCCGATCGGCAGACAGTGAAGGTGGTTTACGCGGTGAAGGACTCGATCTTCTAATCGTGGACGAGTGCGCTCATATTCGCGGCTTTGCTGACATCTGGCAACAGCAGCTCAGGCCGGCATTATCAGACCGCAAAGGCTGCGCAATGTTTATCTCCACCCCGAAAGGTTACAACCACTTCGCTGATCTGTTCGCAATGCAGAACACCTTTCCTGATTGGCGTTCATGGCAACTGCCTACCAGCAGCAATCCTTATATCGACCCGGCTGAAATCGAGGCGGCAAAGTCCACCTTGCCCGCGCTGGTCTTTCGTCAGGAGTATGAAGCCGAGTTCGTACAACTTGCGGGCGCTATGTTCAAGAGAACGTATTTTAATTATTCGGATGAAATGCCCAAAGTCAATTCACTTACCCGCCATTGGGACCTAGCCGCATCCACTAAGACCCAGGCGGACTACTCGGTAGGATGTTTGGGCGGTATGGATGCCGATGGTAATGTGCATGTGCTTGACATCGTGCGCGGTCGCTGGGAATGGCCTGCGCTGATCCGCATCATTCGAGACACCGCATTATCTGATGGCGCTGGCGTAGCGCAATTTATTGAAACAGCCGGAACGCAAAAGGGATTACTTGATTTACTTCTGGCGGAGCCAACCCTGGCAGGTATCTCGTTCCGTGGCGTGACACCCACGCAAGACAAGATCACGCGGGCGCAACCTGTCCTGGCACGCGCGGAACAAGGCAAGTTATTTTTGAAACGTGCAGAATGGAATGCGACATTGATCGATGAATTCTGCGCGTTCCCCGAAGTCGAACACGATGACCAGGTAGACGCGGTGTCCGGCATGTTGGCAGCCTGCGCCATACCCGGCTGGGCCTGGTAAAAGGAGAAAAATGGCAAAAATTTACACACCGGCGACAAAATCACTAAACCCCTGGAATGTGGATGACAACCGCGGCTGGGATATTATCGGAGGAGAAACAACCGTCGATGAGCGCGAGCTGGTCCCGACTGTGGCAGACTGCATTGATGAGATTGGAAAAGGAATGGCCGATCTGCCGTTCAGCATCTACGACTCGCGCGGAAACGTCGTTGACGATTCGGACGATTACCAGAACATCACCGGCGCCTTTCCCGACCCATATTCGTTTCTTTGGTTATCAGCCGCATCGCTAGTCATGTCTGGCCAGGCGTATTGGAAAAAGCGTAACAACCCGGCCGGCTTTGCCAAAGGGCTGCACTATTGGGCGTTTAACAATATCAAGCCATTGATTTTGCCCACCACCACGCCCGAAACACTGACCTTTCAGCGCGCTGGCGAAACCAGGAGCATCCCCGCCAAAGACGTGCTGTATATCTGGATGCCTGATCCAAAGGTTGAGTTTGGCCCTGCCATATCGTACCCGCTGCGCAGGGCGCTTAAAGCAGCCGGGGCATTGTCGGCCATCAGCACATTTATTGACAACTACATGAACAGCGGAATGGTCAAGGCTTTCATTGCGCAGAGCGAAGCACCACCCGCGAACGAAGACGAGAAGCGCGAAATTGAGGACTACCTTACCCGTATGCTGACAGGCGTCAAGCGCGCGTTGACTAAAATTCGCGTGATCAAAAAGACCATGACCATCAGCGCCATTGGCGGCGGGTTGGATGAACTCAAGAACGTGGAGATCGTCAAAGAAATCAAGCAGGATATCCTGGAAGCCTTTGGCGTGCCGGCTTCGCGCGTGTGGGGCAATGCGGCCAATTACGCCACCGCGGCCAATGACACGCTGGTGTTTGTGACATCCGAGATCATGCCGTTGGCCAGAGTGATCCAGAACGCAGTCAACGAGCAGGTATTGAAACCGTATGGTTTCAAGCTCAACTTTGAGCCCAGGCGCATGGAAGAATTCAGCATCGTGCTGGGAGAAAAGATCAAAGGTCTGGAAGGCATTGCCAAGTCATTTGAACGCGCGATGGGACCAGCCGAAGCGCTCAAGGCCAGCATTGATATTCTTGGATTGGAGCTCTCTCCGGAATTGATCGACCGGATCCAGCTGTCGATTGACGACGCCAACAAAAAACCGGAACCTCCGCCCGCGCCTGCCGTGCCAGAACAACCCGCGTTCACACCCCTTGCGCCGGTTGCAGAGCTGGATACAACCGAAACAAACCCCACGCAGATCAAAGCGATTGTCGAACTGGACAGATGGCGCGCCAAATGCGTGAAAGCCGGTAAGACAGTCGCCTGGCACGCGCTGAACCTGCCAGAATGGGCCGTAAAGGCGATAGAGAGCGGGCAGGATTGGCAGGACGTGCGGGATGCGTTGAAAGACGGACCCGCGAAACTGGAAACAAAGACATCCGACCCGGATATTCTCGCCCTGGCAGAAGCCATCAACAAAGCAGCCGAAGCAACCAAGTCCGCGCCGGTCGTCATTCCGTCTTACACCATCAACCTGACAGCGCAAATGCCGCAGCCGGGCGAGCCGAATGTCACCGTGAACGTGCCCCAGCAGCCCACGCCCGTTGTGACCGTCAACGTGCCGGATCAGGCCGCTCCAGTGGTCAACGTCAATGTGCCCAAGCAGGTTTCAATCCACGCCGCCCGTGGGGGCAGCGACTAGTTTTTCAAGACGATCGTGACTGCTCATTTTCAAATATAAGGATATTATGATCGAATCTTTCCTGAATTCCGCAATACAAGCCGCGATCAAAGCCGTGCCTGGGGTGCTGCCGTACCTGAATATAAAAGCGCGCATGGTGGGCAAAGTGCAGATAAAAGCAAGGCGTGACCGGAGAACCTGGCAGGGACAGGCTGAGAAGGAACTGCAAGACAAGATCGGCGGTTTGATGAAACAGTATTGGAACCTGACCGCCAGAAACATTTCCAACGGGCAGCCTCCCATGACTGATGAATTCGCTAAAAAATTAAGGGCGATGATCGAAAACGAACTGGCGAACATTGCTGCGGATAATGCCGAAGAAGAAGCCACGGTGTTGGGTGTCGGCTTTGATCCGGCTGCCGTGGATGCTGCCGCTGAAGCATGGGCCAGTCAGTACAGCTATGACATGGTCAGGGGAATTGATGCAACCACGCGCGAGACGGTAGCCAATGCCGTGACCGCTTTCACCAATACACCCGGCATGACTAACCAGGACATTTTCGATAAACTGGCTGGCACCTTCGGAGAAGCCCGCGCAGAAATGATCGCGATAACCGAAGTTACCAGGGCCTTCGCTGCGGGAGAACAGATTTATCAGAACATGCTCGCTGATATGGGCGTGCAGACCGTGCGCGAATGGCTGACCAGTGAAGACGAGAAAGTATGCCCGATCTGCGGCTCATTGGATGGCCAATCAGTTGGGATTGATGAAAGGTTCGTAGACGATGAAGGCAAAGAATACGACAATCCGCCAGCACATATCAACTGCAGATGCGCTTGCCAGGTGAGAATCAAATGATCACATTCTCGGTAAATTCTGACCCTGCGCTCAATCAATTGTTAGATCCGGTTACCTGGCAGCGTGCCGCTCAGGCCGCCAGCATCGCCACAGCCAAAGAACTTGAAGCCGAAGCGCGCCCGTACCCTGGACCCGCTAACAGCCCCGTGGAATGGGCGAGCGAGAAACAGCGCCGCTTTTACTTTGCCATGCGGCGTGAACAGGGCTTGCCATACGGATATACCCGCCAGAGTGATGGTATGAGCGAGCGTATCATGGAGAGTTGGGCAATCGAGCCTTATGGTGATACTGGCGCATTGCTCAAGAACAGCGCCACCTATGCCCCTTATGTGATCGGTGAAGACCAGCAGCCACAGCACGCGCTTACCGGCTGGCGTAAGCTGGTAGATGTTGCCAATGAGTTCTTTTCTTCTGGCAAGGCAAGTGCAATCTTTGAAAAAGTGTTTACCCAGGTGATAAGGAGATAGCAGATATGGATAAAAATTTCTTCTTCGATATTGGCAGACGTGTTGCCTGGGAATTGATCGAAGCGCTGAAAGCGCCGCCTGTTGGTCATCCTTTTTATTGAATTGCCCAACCCGCAGACTGCTTGACATTCACCGAATATTTATGCTAAAATGTTTTCATCAACTGAATAGTTTAATGATGAGTGCCCCGACAGGTTGACAGGATAAGTCAAAAGAGCGGCCCGGCGTCATAGTGTATGCAAAGATATTTTTGCGTACCTGTGGCGCCGGGCTTTTTTGTTACCCAGGAGATGAATATGCCAAAAAACGTACCTGCTGAATTGGAAGACAAGTTTGCAAGCTGCAAAGAGAAAGTCATGGAAAGCGGACAGAGCGAAGAAGCCGCTTACGGTATTTGCTATACCAGCGTGGTTGAGGGCAAAAGCCTGCCTGACGCGCACAAATCGTTTTACCTGTCCGAAGACGCCATGAAGTTTGGCCGCTCGATCAGCAAGGCCAATGCCGAAATTATCAAGGGCATTGTAGCGCTGGCAAAGCAACTCGTTCCGGATGAAGAAGATAAGCCGGAAGATGGCTCAGAAACTGAAACAGAAACGCCAGAGGTAGAAATGCCGGAAGGCGCCATGCAACCCGCGAAAGGGGGTGATCTGCTCATCTCTTACGGCAGCGCTGTCAAATCTCTCAATGGGAAGTTGGGCGGCTATGCTGTACGTTTTGGCGGTCAGGATCTGGCGGGCGAAGGATTCAGCCGAAGTACAAATTATGGCTTTGCAGGTGAGACCACAAAGAAAGTGGACATCATGCTGCACCATGCCCAACCGATGGGCACAAAATCCGGTCATAGTGTCCGGGTAACCGACCCGATTGGCAAAGCCACGCTGAAGATGGCGGAGGATGGGATCATTATCGAAGACGCCATTCTGTACACCGCTGAGAAATACGCGAAATACCTGGATAAACTCGGCTGGTCCACCGGTGCCGCTGCTCATGCCGTAGTGCGCGATGGCGCAACCATCAAACAATGGCAGATAGCCGAAGTCAGTCTGACACCATTCCCGGCTGAGCCACGCAATATGGTAGCAGCCAAAAGCCTGGCAGATATGCCCTCGGATGTGGACGATGACGAGATTGACTTTCGCGAAATTGGGCGCCAGGTTGGATCTGCAATAGCAAAGCAATTACGCCAGGCCGCAGGCTAAGCGGACGGCGATAAAGCACATAATCCATTCATCAAAAAAAGGAAAAATATTATGGAAACTGAAGAAATCAAACAAGCAGTAGCGGAAGGCATCTCTGAAGGTGTCAAATCCGCGCTTGCCAGCCTTCCTGCGGTCGAAACAAAATCAACCATCGTTGTTACCGAGGATGCTGGCGATCGTAAATTCCACTCGCTGGCCGAACAAGCCCGCGCCATCAAGAATGACGTGATGAGCATGGGGCGCAACACTCACCCCCGCTTGCAGGCTCTCAAGTCGCTTGAAATCGAAGCCATGAAAGCCAGCGGAGCATCCGAAGGCGTACCGGCTGATGGTGGTTATTTGCTCGAACCCACCCTGGTGGCTGAAGTCATCAAGCCCATCCACGAAGAAGGGCCATACACCCGTGCCGCTCGCCGCTTGCCCGTTTCCTCAAATAGTAATTATGGCTGGCTCAACGGCGTAGACGAAACCAGCCGTGTGACCGGGTCCCGTTGGGGTGGCATTCAGGGTTATCGCCTGAACGAAGGCGGAACCAAGACCGCCAGCAAGCCGAAATTCCGCCGTATTAATTGGGAATTGAAGAAATATGCCGCTGTTGTTTATGGCACTGATGAGCTGCTTCAGGATGCCGCCATGTTCAGCGAAATCGTGAATGTGGGCTGCCGCGAAGAACTGATGTTCATGGCCAATGACGATGTATTGAATGGCTCTGGCGTTGGTGGCCCGCAAGGCGTCCTGGCTTCAGGCGCTCTGGTTGGGATTGCTCGCGTAGATGCGAACAAGATCCAGCACGCTGATATTGTTGCCATGTGGGCGCGTATGTCTTCCCGCAACAAGCCCAATGCCACCTGGTACATCAACAGCGAGGTTCATCCTCAGCTTGATGCGCTGTACTTCCCCGGATCGACCACTAGCGTGCTTTCCCCGTATATTTCTTACGGGCAAGATGGCGTCATGCGCATCTATGGCCGCCCGGTCATCGAGACCGAATTCAACCCGGCGCTGGGAACCCAGGGAGATATTCTCCTGGCGGACATGCGCGAATACCTGTACTGGGAAAAGACAGATATTCAGTCCGCGACCAGCATCCACGTGCAGTTCCTGACCGATGAGACTACCTTCCGCTTTGTATACCGCTGTGACGGACAGACTTCAATGTCTTCCCCCGTCACCCCCTACAAGGGAAGCTCTACTCAGTCCGCTTTTGTCAGCCTGACCGCTGCCAGCTAACCAACCTTTCAGTGACCAGCCGGTGAGAAATCATTGGCTGGCGCTGACAATCAAACGAGGTGAAAAATGATTTATGACCGTTTTGCAAGTGGATTAAACACCATCCCGCTGTTATCCCCACAGGATACCGCAGCCACCGCGTTGACCACACCCTATGTCAAATTGGGTGGTGCTCATGGCGGAACCCTGTTCGTTCATTTTGGGACGGTGACCGGTGTATCCGATGACCAACCCGTGACTGTGACCTTGCTCGCTGCAACCGTTCAAGCTGGAACCGGCGCCTCGGCTGTGGCATTCAATTACCGCTTATCATCTGCCGTTGGGTCAAATGCCTGGGGCGATATTACAGCAGCCACAACTGCTGGGGCGGCACTCACAAGCATCTCTGTGGATGGCAAGATGTTAGCAATTGACATCGACCCATCAAAGATTTTGGCCGCTAAGGCTGATGCGATTTATGTCGCCGCTGTTGTAACCCCGGACGCTGCTTTGACCGTCACAAACGTGTCTGCATTCGTGCAGCTCGAACCGCGCGTTTCTCAATCCAGCATGATTTCCGCAACATAAACAATTGGGGCAGGTGTAACAGCCTGCCCCTTTCCCCATTATGAAAAAACTTGCAATTGTAGGAACCCACCCTGACACCCGCGATAACGCCCCCTGGAATGATGGGGATTTTGACATCTGGGTCTTTAACGAAGCGGCTATGGCCAACCCGATCGAGACGCCAGATGATCCTGCAAAACAATGGTGCAAGCGCTGGGATGCCTGTTTCCAGATGCACAAGCCCGAGATATACACCAGCCCGTTCAACCGCAGCAATACCAATCACTGGGATTGGCTGCAGAAACAGCACGGTGACAGACCTATCTATATGCAGGAACAGGACCCGCGCGTCCCTAACAGTTGTATTTATCCGCTCGGCCAGGCCGTGGCGTTGACCGGAGAAAAGTATTTCACATCTTCCTTTGCGTATGCGCTCGCGCTTGCCGCGATCCAGGAAAGAACCTACATCGAAATTTACGGAAGCGACCTGGTCAGTAATACTGAGTACAGTTATCAAGCTGAGTGCTTTAAGTTCTGGCTTGCCTACCTGCGCGGCAGAGGCGTGACCGTGGTGATGAAGTGCTGGTCAAATGCGTTTATTGCGCCCATGTACGGGTATGAAGGCGAAGTGCAGCTTGGTACTGAGTATTACAAAGAGCGCATCCGCCATCACAATTCAAGCTGGCAAAGCGCCGATAAGAACCTGAGCAATATCAAGAAAGCCATTCAAAAACATCTTGATCACAAAGAATGGCAGAAGGTAAAAGATTTGATCCTGAGCTATCAGGAAGCAGCTTCGCAATGCGGTGCTTACTCGGGATCAATGTCAGAAGCAGAGCGTTATTCCAATTATGGCGAGCGAGCCATCTATCGCCAGGAATATGAGTACAGCATGGCCAGAAGTCAGAAGGATGGCGAAAACAAGCGCGTGATGATGTATCACGTGGGCGGCATGGTCGAATATGTCTGGAACATCGTCAACCAGACCGGGCATCCAAAAGCAATAACGCAATTATCAGAATTTATCTGGACAATGGGCCGCCACGCCTATGACGCAGGAGCGATGAAAGGCGTGTTTGATGAAAATGCAGTTTATATGAACCTGTTTGATGGTCTTATGCGGGCGGCTGGCGGTAAGAAATCGCTGGAAGCCGTTACGGGAGCCAGTCAATGACAATTACAAATGGTTATACAGACACCAGCACGATGAAAGGGCCGGATGTGCTGAACATCAGCGCGAGCGATACCACATCAGATGCCCTGCTGGAAGTAATCATTGAAGCAGCCAGCCGCACAATCGACAGTGACTGCGGGCGCTTCTTTTACAAATCGGCAACGGATGAAACGCGATATTACAGCGCGGAGTTTGCAGAGAAGCTGTTCTGCAATGATGACATCGTAACGATCACAGAACTGGCAACAGACGACGCAAACAACCGTACATGGTCAAGTTTATGGAGCGCATCCGCAGATTATGACCTGATTCCATACAACGCCACTGCGATGGGTAGACCGTACACATCCATTGAAATGACTTCCATCGGCGCGTACATCTTTCCGACCTACCCCAAAGCGGTGAAGATCACAGGCGTATTTGGATGGCCATCCGTACCGATGAAGATCAAGCAAGCCTGCATCCTGCTATCGGCACGCCTGTTCAAGCGACTTTCCACACCGCTGGGTGTGGCGAGTATGGCGAGTATGGGCGAGATCCAGGTACAGATCAAAGAAAAAGACGGCGATTATTACCACTTGATTAATGAGTTTGTGAGGAAGGTATGACCGCCAAACTGGACGCTGCCTGTATTCAAATCGCATCCGTGGTGCGTGCCGTGTCTGGAATACGCCAGGCGCATGACTACGCACCGGATAACCCCAACGCTTTCCCAGTAGCCGTGGTTTACCCGGCATTGGGGAACTTCGGAAACTACGCCATTGGTACTCAGCGCGGGCTGCACGACATCACAATTGACGTGCTGGAACCGCAACAGCAACAACAACTGGCGCGTTTTATGGCAGCGTTTATCCCATTTGTCGACAGCATACCAGCTGCATTATTGGCGCAAATGGCCAATACTGGTGGGCGCTTTGGCGCAACCATCGAAACATTTGACCGGGTTGACTACTCGTTTTTACCGCGCATTGATTATGCCGCTGACCCGATGCGCGGATACCGATTTATCATGCGCGGCGTCAAAATACTGACTTAGGAGATTGATAAATGGCAAACGGAATTGAAGCACTTCGCCGGATACAGATCGGCGCTGAAGCAACACAAGGCACAGCCGCGACCTGCACCACCTTCCTGCGCGGGCAGGGTGTGCCATCGGATGATACCGAACACATCTTTCCGAACGAAAATATCGGCATTGTCCCAGGAACTGACCGGTCGTATGTTGCCCAGGAAGTTGGCAGCCTGGCCTACACTGCCCCGCTGACCTTTGAGCAGCTGCACCCATTCCAGGCCGCGCTCCATACCACGGCTGCCAGTGTGGACGGCGCGGGCAGCGGGCAGATATGGGAATATATTCTGCCAACCACCAGCGTCTTCAGCGCCAGCGACCTGACAACTTACACCCTGCGCGCGGGTGATAATGCCAGCGCTGAAGAAATGCCGTTCTGTTTCGTGCCCGAATTCACCATCGAAGGCGCGTACAGCCAGGCGCTCATGCTTACTGCCAGCTGGCGCGGCGCCTCCTGGACATCTTCCACTTTTGACGCCTTGAGCGCATCAGACTTGCAGGATGTTGAAGAAATCCTGTTCAACAAGGGCAAGCTCTATATTGACGATGCCACATCAACGATCGGCAGCACGCAGGTATCCAACACACTCTTATCCATGTCGCTGAAAGTAACCACCGGCTGGCGCGCGCAGCCTACCGCGGACGGATCGCTGGCCTTCAGCTTGCTGAAACAGGTCAGCCCGCTGGCTGAACTGACACTGGTCTATGAGCATAACGCCAGCGCAGTAATTGAGAAAGCTGCATGGCGCGCAAGCACTCCACGCCAGGTGAGACTAACCTTCCAGGGCTCCGCTCTGACATCCGCCGGGACCTACACTTATAAGACCTTCCAGATTGATGCCGTTGGGCGTTACGCCAGTTTCGCCGCGTTATCCTCGGACGCTGGCAACGATACCATTTCATGCACCTTCCGCATTCGCTACAACGCGACAGCCGCGAAATATTTACAGCTTTTATTCGTAAATGAAATCGCGGTTTTGCCATGAAATTTATCGTAAACGTAGAAAAGCTATTGAAAGAACTGCCGCCATCGGCTTATTTTGGGATTGTGCAAGGCAACCAGATTGATACCTATAAAACCATGCTGATGTGCGTCGCTGATGATAATGGCAACTTACTCTCTGGCGCGGATGCCAAAAATGCCATTGATGAGATGAGTCACCGCAGCATGGCAGAATTTACACGGGTCCAGAATGATTTTATCCACGCCCTCTCGGATGCGCTGGTAAACCCTACGAGCGGCAACGGCTAGAACAAGCGCTGATGAGCGGCGCAGCCGTTGCCCCCTGGTGGGTGCCCGTGCTGGATGCGGCAGTTGAATGGAATATGAAACCCTGGGAAATTGCGGGTGGTGACATGGTGCAGTGGTACGAACGCTGGAAAGCCCGCAAGAACGCACGTTCAAAAGTGGAAAAGGTAAAACATGGCTGAGAAGGTCGAGATTATTGTCACGGCAAAAGACAGCGCATCGCAGATTCTGCGCGGCATTTCCGGGTCCTTCGCGGGCATTGGAAATGCCGTGCAAATGCTCACCTCGGGCGGCGCGATTGAAGCCCTGACCAGCGAGATCATCAATTTTGGCAAAGAGTCAGTGGATGCGACCGTGGCGTATGCGGATGAAGTCCGGCGCCTTTCGCAGATCAGCGGGCAGAGCGCCGAAGAAACCAGCCGCCTGATCCAGCTGGCGGATGATTATAAAATTTCCACGGGCGACCTGACCGTGGCCATGCGCAAACTGACCAACGAAGGTTTGGCGCTCAACGTGCAAACGCTGGCCAAGTTGTCGGATGAATATCTGAAACTGAACCCCGGTCAGGAGCGCGCAGCTTTTCTGATGGAGAAGTTTGGGCGGCAGGGTGTCAAGTTTGCCGAGATCATGGGCAAGGGCGGCGATGAAATCCTGCGGCTGAACGACAGCATTGATGAGAACCTGATCATTACTGACAAGGCTGTTCAGCAGGCTCGTGAGTATGAAATGGCGATGGACAGCTGGGAAGAACAAACGC